GCCCCGTCGAAGTGCAATGCATATGCAGTCGATAAGGTAACCACGATAGAGAAGAAATCTTCTCTCGTGACCTCATTCGCCCGCAATGCATGCGACATAAGAGCACACTGGCGTGAAGCCAGCGATTGCCCGGATGATTCGATCGGAGATGTTTGCGTTTTTGGTTTTTTCATATGAATAAACCTGACATAAACAATCCGAACTACTAACGCCACTGTTCAAGTAGCGGCATATACGTCCCTTTTCAAGGGGAATCGTATACAACACAGCGGTTGATTAGGCCGCTGCCCAGCCTCTTCGTAAACAAACGCGATGAGGCAGCGCGTAGACGCCCGTGTCGGCACGTGTGCTTCCAGTATTTAAAACTCGAAGACACTCTCGCCAGCCATCAACCTTGTAAGTTTTTCTTACAGGGCGAATGACCCAATTGCGATATTCAATACGGTGAAGATGAGGATTAAATCTAACCCTCACCCGAGACCGATTGGCAATTGACTCGTGCACGTGGGGTCGGTACCAACCCAATAAGGGAGAAGAATCGATACGTATGCGACCGGCGAGGTCGCGGTATGAATACTTCTGACGAACATAAGGAAGACGACCATAACGGTCCTCAACCATCTGCTCGATCATGGTAGCGACACCCCAATAGCCTGCGTCCCATAACGAGTTTGACAGCTCGATATAGGAAACAAGCTCACTGGCATCTCTAATACTACGATGAGACCATGTCGTTCGTAAACGAATAGGTGTGACGTCGACGCCCATAAAGGCGTCGCACCCGCAAGATTCTCGAAAGAATCCTGCGACACAGCATTTCTCAAGGTTGAATTTTAATCCAACCTTAGGGAAGTACTGTAGTAGAAGAGGATAGGCTTCCCTCTCTACTATGATATCATCGCCATATACATAAACAACGGGGTGTTTCAAACCCCGATGAAGATGTAAATGGAGCACAGCGACAGCTAGTGCGTAAAAGCACAACGCTTCAATGGGAAAGCAAACTGCTGAACCCATCGGAGCAAAAGTGCTCAAACGCACTACCTTTCCATCCGGCAACCGCGTGTACTCGCTCCGAGAAGCAATTAATGCTTCATAGAGGGAGGTGCCTGAGAATAGTTTCTCAACTAGTTTCAGGGAAACGCGGTCGCTAGCGTCCTTCATATCTAGGGTCACGTATTGTAAAGTACGCGAAGACCGCAAAGACAACGTCCGATTAACGTTTTGATCCGTGAAATTCACGAATCCACGCGTCATCGGATGCCTTTCGATCCAGGAGTATAAATACTTCTGAATCCCTTGTTGGATCCATTGGAGTTCCAATGGCTCCTTAGATATGAGCCTTGGGCCACGAGAGTCTTTCGGGACGAGAACGACCGAAGCCGTTCCGTGCGGAAGAGACTCAAGTGACTCAATCCAATCCAGCTGATCAACAACTTGGTTTAATCCAAGCATAAAGTACTCAGTAAATGGGTACATTATTTCCGTATGAGTGAAGATTCGAGAGAAGTTAGACTTCTCACCAACCTCCTCACCGGTGCTGACAGCTCCTGGGCCATGCTGGGGAATAATATCCCGAACGTTAGCCCCGCAGAAAAGACGAGTAATAAAACTTCGCGCTTCTCTGAGGATAGGAGACACCTCACTAGGAAATTCCAACGACTGGAGTTCCTGCTGGGTGTGGACGAACGATTCGACAACGGAACTTTCCGTGGTCTTGTCATATGGTAGTTTAAGCTTGTACGAAAAGTACAAGAACTGTCGTATGTGCCTCAATGCGGTTATGTCAGGATTACTCCTGACATATCCATCCCTCGTAAAGACTCGCTCTATCAACCACCCGAGAAATCGGGGAATTGACGATTCTGGCTTCAAACTGAAGCCAGAAACGAGAAGAGGAGAGTCACTATGTAAAGCAAAATCAATTGCCTTACCTAGCTTAGGAAGGGACTTCGTGAGAAACGAAATCCCTTCAAAATCAACCCGAGACTTTAATTTCTTAAGGTCCAAGGTAGACTCACGAGTATCAGGATAACATTGAGCTATGTCATGATATAGTTGCACGGTCAGAGAAACGTACGTTTCTAGGCTATTACGATCGACCATAAGGGAGATCTCCTAGCCAGACTATGCAACGACACCACAACAATCAGAAGGTTACACGCAAGATTAAGGCTCGCCCGCAATGATGCGAGCGAGATTAGTTCCAGACAGATTCGCTGTAGTTGGTGAAACTACAAAGACTCCGAGGAGCTTCTCAACCATTAAAAGCGTGTTGAATGCCGTATCACCCATATCGTAAGCCCCGCGAGGGACTCCGATAACGAGGTAGGCAAACGCCTTCATATCACCCGTAACGCCAGCAGATGGTCCAAGACCACTGATGTCGAGACGGATGAGCGAGCGGTCCGTAGCGACGGCACCATTCTCTTTACTCACAGAGTGAGCAATAGTGAGAGTGCCGGGCGACTCCATGCTATTAAGCGCGGAGCATTTCCGGACCGTTCTCCCAGGAGCAAGGTCAACCAAAGCATAGCTATCAGTGTCAAGGACAGTGATAGCAGTGCCGGCGGCCAGGCTCAGGGATTTAACTGGAAGTGGGTCGACTAACATAGTCTGATCTCTTTCCGTTAATTATTGTGGTTAACCCCTATTACAAGGGGATATCACCTAGGTAAACGTTGCGCAATCAACGAGGAGGAAATTCCAACTCGATTAGATAGCGTAACGAAAGACGCAGGTTTGCGCCCCCTAGGTGCCAATACGAAATAACCTTCGGGAGGTAAAAACCTCAAACGAAGGTAGTTCGTTGTACGCTCCCTACCTATTACGTCTGTAGAGACGTAATAGTACGGTGGTACACTTAAAGTGTACTTGGCCGTGAGAGTATACGAAACCTCGGTGACTACTTTTATCGTTTCAAGATAATCGTAAACAACGGGGTTGGCAGGGAATAAACGTGGACGATTGTTGTGTAGCCAAGATGAGACGCTGAAAAACCAATCAATTACAAAACTGAAAGGTACAGCATCCCAAGCGGCCGCAGGATCGAGGATTCCAAAAGAATCAACGATCTGAGACAATCGAGATATCCACCCCTGGAATTCAGGGCACGAGAAGCCATAAGAAGCTTGGCCGTGCCAGGACGCAGTAGTGGTTTTCTTGACAGAGATGTCAAGGGGTCCACCGAGCTGGAAGAAAGGAAGGGTAAACGTTAAGTTTTCCTCCCAATCATCCAACCCAAAGTTCGTTATAACATCATGAAGTTTTTCAACTTTAACATGAGTGGTATAACGATTCTTCAAAACGTCCCCTACGTCGTCATACTTCGACTTCCAATTACGGATAGTCGAAATAAGCTCAGTGACATCGCGAATGGTCGGTAAAACACCGAACCTAACGCCAAGATGCGCATCGTGGAGTTGACGAGCGGAGAGCTCCTTAGGCGGCCGAGGCCGCGAGGAGATCAACCCCTTCGCCAATCCAGCGAATTGCTTCTTGAAGTCATAGAGATCGACAAGAACGTACCAGATTGAGAAGTCCGTATCAAACGGATCAGCTTTAATCTCGAAACGTTTCTTGAGACGTGGATCACCGAATAAGGGAAGAAACTTCGCAGAATTATGCGGAAGTTCTTCGAATTCCGGTTTAGTTGAATTATGTAATAAGGGCCGAACGGCCCTTATAACCTCGGAAGCGGGTATACCCAACCCGCTTGAAGAGGGGTCAGCATAAGCCTTAGAACCAATACCAGAAAAGGTATCGATAATAGGGCCACGAAGATACTGTGTACGCGCCGGGTCAAAAGGACTCGACGGATACAGATTATAATCGTTTTCAACTTTCGTGTTATAACAAGTGTTATAACGACGAACACCCTTCTGAAGTTCATCTTGCATATATTGTGCAAAATCTTCTTCATCTCGGGGAAGCGTGACAGGTGTAGTACCCGATAAATCCCACGTCACAAAACCGCCGCCAAAATCACGAAGATTAAGGCGTCGATAAAATGACGAAAGGAGATCAGGAGTTACACCACTACGTGATCGTATTCTCATAGTTATTCTGAACTCAGACTGCACCCACATGGGTGC